TAAATTATTTGTTGGGAAAGTACGTTTATTAAGAAACGTAATAGAATTTTTAATATCGATGCTGCATAAGATATGAGGGAGGGCAGCATATTCGCGTTATATGTATGGGTTGGGGGTGTTAAAGTCGCAAAGTAAAAAAAAGACCTCAAAAAAGATGAGGTCTTAGCCTAAAAGATAAAACTAATAGGGGGGATTAAAATATAGGGCATGTGCCTTTAGCACATAAAATTTCAGTAATAATTGAATTAGCACGAGCATATTGGTCTAGATAAGTAGATCGAGATTCATTTAACGCTCCGTTTATCATCCATGAATCTGGGTTTGATGGGTTTGATACTAAATCCCACGTAAGTAATTCAAAATCATCTTGGACTTCCATTACCTCACCCATTTGTTTTAATGAACCCATTCCGCGGGAAGAAATACCAATAATTAAACCATTTCTAACTAATGCACCAGCAATACGTCCTGAAGTGGTTCCTAAATCACCTGAATCAGAAAATATTTCTACTTTACCCCAAATTTCATCCCCTTTCCACCACAATTCACGTACAGCATGTGAAGCGTTACGTAAATTAATTACTTGGGAATCTGGGTGATCTAATTCACCTACTGTTTCAGTAGAATGTTGTTTAATTTTATGCTGGAAATTATCAATTTCGCGTTCCCATAGTTCACGCTTATAATATCTACCATTTCCATTTTTTACTTCTACAGTGGCTAATATCCCTTCAACAAAAATATTTCCATTTTTATTTAATCCTTCAACTAATTTTACCGGTTTAGGTACAAAATGTCTAGTTTCTATTAAAAGTTGTTTATCCATGATTAGCAAATATAATCAGATTTTTACTTATCCGACGTGATTGAGTTTAAATAATTATTTAAATCTTCTTGTTGTGATGATGCTAAATTACTATTTTCAGTATCAATCGAATCAACTGATTTTCCTTGTTCTAAATCTTCAACACTTTGGTCAAAATATTCAGTGTTAACATCAGGATCTTCTTCAGTTTCATCAATTACTTCCTTTTTTTTCCCTTTAAATTTGGACATCATTTTTTCAACTTTTTTACGAGCTACTTCTAATTTTTTGATGTCTTTTTCAAGTTCTTTAACTTTCTTTTTATCAGTTAAAGCTTTCATATCTTCATCCTCATCAAGTTTACTTAATTTAGAACGTCTATGATCAATTAAATCATCAATTTTATCAAGTTTAGCTTGTAAAACTTCATGTTCTGCTTCTTTATTGATATCTGCTAAATCTTTTTCTACACTTTCACGTAAAGATTCCATAATATCTTCTTTATTTTTTTCTTTTTTCTTAGGTAGATTAATTTTAAGTCCATTATCTATTTTATCTAAAGAAAAACCAGTTTCAAATTCATCACCTAATATTGTTGAATCAAATGGAAAATTAACTTTATGATATAAAGCTGTTTTTCCTCCTCCTATTGGGTATGATATAGGTTTAGTTTCAGCGTATTTTTTAATTAACGCTCTAATCATTGACCAATCTTTATCTGTTATATCTCCTTGCATTTTTTGAAGAGCATTTTTAGCTACTTCAGTTTCTCTTGTAGTTCTACCTCTAGTAATACCTTTTAAAGCTATATCTAAAAAGTCAGAAATAAATAAAGAAGGAATACCATCTTTAGAAGTAGCGATTTTAATATGAGGAATTTTTATTGACTCGTTATAAGCTGGAGCATTAGGGCCTGGGTTAGATAAATCAAGTTTTTTAATTGTGTCGTTTGTTAAAATTATATCTGAAGGGATATGTCGTCTTCCACCACCGCCTTTTACAGGGTTGATTTTAAGAATTTCATCTAATTCTTCAGAAATAATTTCACGAATTACTTTACGTAATTTAGATTCTTCGAGTGATTCACCTTCAAATAAATGTTTTGATTGATTCCAAAGCTGATGAACCATATTTGATGGGTTGCGTTGAGCAAAAGCTTTAATTTTGTCAATTACTTGATAATCACTCATCAATTCAGGATCTGCAATTCCTGCATTTTTTCCAATCCATGCTCTAAAAGCTTTAAGTGCGAATTTTTTAGCTTCTTCAACATCACCTGAAGGTTTAGATTTAAACATGTCAAAAATACCTTCATTTAAACTATCATAAGGTGGTAGATCTTTTTCATCCCAATTCAACCATGATCCTGCTCTTAAAGCGGCTTGGTAATATTTTTCAGCTTTTAATTTATCACCTTCATTGTAAGCTTCTAAACCTTTATCATAATACTCATTAGCTTGAATGTTTGATTCCATATCAGCATCACGATCACCATCAGAATCGCCGTACATTACACCTTCATTTAAATCACCGTAACCAGATGATTTATATTTGCCTTTAGCTTCTTTAGGTTCACCTAAACCAGGATGATCAACTGAATATCCTAGGTCTTTAGTACCAAACTGGCCATCTTTTGTATAATAAATTGGATCTTTTGCTAAGTTTTTAAATACAATGTCTTTAAGTTCTTGCATTGTCTTATCAGCATTTTTAGGATCTTTCATTTCAGTATAATAACCCATCATAATTTGATCAAAGATCATATTATCAGGATTTTTTTCGTCTGAATTGTTGTAGTTATGGGAAAGATCTTCTTCTACAGGTTTAGAAACTTTTTTTTCTTCTGCTTTAACTTTTTCGTCTTCTGCTTTCTTTTTAGCTTCGGCTAAAAATGCTTCAAATGCCGTTTCATAAGTTTCTTTTTTAGGACGATCCATAATTGCAGGCATCACTGAAATAATATTTTCTGAGATAATATTTTTTGTTTTGAGTGATGCTACAGCTTCATCAAATGTAGCAGCATTACGTACAATATTAGGGAATTGACGTTTTGCCTCAGTAAGGAAAACACCTTTATGGCCTTTACCTTCTTTAATTAACAAATATTGATCTTGTAAAGTCTTTTTCATTTTATTTACTTAATAATTTTTGTGCTTTTTTTATATATTCTAAAGCCATTGATGTAGGTTTATATATTGTATATTTACCTGGATTGGCTTGGTAAAATTCAATGGTTTGATTTTTAGCATTTGATATAAGAATATTTAATTCATCTTGTATCTGGTCAAATTCATTGATACGTTCTTCTTGAAATTTTTCTATATCTGATTTTTCATCTTCCCAAAGTTTTTTAACTTCTAAACCAGATCCTTTAATTTTTTTAGGTACTAATCTATATTTAAATGCTTTAACATAATAATTATCTTTAACACCTTCAGGGCCTGCTTTTGGTCCAGGTCCTAAATCAGCACCAATCCCTTCATTTGCTTTTTTAAATGCAAATTTAGTAGCCATTCCTATATCTTCACCAGGAACAGCAGTAGCACCACCAACACTGGTAGCGTTCATTTCTTTGAGTTTTTTACGAATTATTTCTTTAAGTTTATCCATTTACAGTTTCTAATTCATTAATTAAATCATAATACTGTAACAAGTCAACTAAATCATTATCATTTATTTTAGCATTTTTAGCTGGTGTTTGGATAATGTTGATTATTTCGTCAATTTTGATTTTAGTTGTTTGGTTTTTTGTTTTTTGATTTAAAACTGTTAACTCTTCTTTAATTTCATTTATTTTATTCACGTAAAATTCTCTTAAACGAGGAGTATTATCTACTGAAGTGATGTATTCTTTTAATATTAGTTTTTGTTTTGGATGAAGATCATCATATTTAGTATTAAAATTTTCTAATACCATTTTATAAGCTAATAAACGTACATCTTTATCAGAATGTTCAAATTCATTCATTACTTCATCACGAACTTTATCCTCAGTAATTTTAGCTGCTGTTAAATGCTCTAAAATAGTTACTTTATTATTTATGACTTGTTCAAGATTTGTTATTTCTTGTGAATTTGTGATTTCTAATAATGTATAGAAAGCAGCAAATATTTTATAATTTGGAAGTTTATGATTAAAAAATTCATTTAAATCATAATGTTTTTGAATTTCACTAATTAAATTATATTTTTGTCTTTTAATAGCTCCTCTATTTAATATTTTAGAAGACTCAATTAAAGTATCAACTACAACATTTGCTTTACCTTCTGTTAATGATGTTCTTTTCAATAAAGTTTCATATAACTTATACTCACGACCTAATTCTGATTTAACGAAATATTTTTTAAGTATATCTTTAGCAGGTGAATCCTTACCATCTAGAGTATCAGTAGTAATTTGTCGAACTAAAAGTTCAAATAAAATGCCTGTGTTTTTATACTTTGAATGTTTGATTTGCATTCTTGTAATGTTTGTTTATTTATAAATATATAAGGGATTTTTACTCTCGTATTTGTGACTCATCTAATAATGAATTTCCTTGGATATCTGATTCAAAGATAATTTGTTTACTTTGGTTTTTAATATCATTAAACATTCTTTTATTTGGATTTGGTCGTTTTTTAGTTTCAAGAGCTAATGGACTGCCGCCTTTATATTGGGGTTTAATTGAATCTGATTCATCATTGTCTTTTTTAACACCCATAGTACCAATTCTATCTTTTCCAAAAGCATTATCTTGTGAATTTCTATCACTTACTTTTTCAGAAGGGCGTCCATAATCTTTTTTCTCATCATACCCTACAGGTATATTAGTAGCGTCATATCTACCCCTACCGTATAAAGAAGCTAAATCATGTGGTGTACCATAAGATTGACCAGTTTCAAGTGGATCATTACCTTCGTTTTCAATTTGCGCTATACGGAATTTACGTTTCGCATCTTGAACCATTAAATCTCTATATTCATCATATTGATCTTCACTTAAATGGAATAAATTTTCATAAATCCAATCAGAAGGAAGTAATTTATTTTCCATCATCTGATTAGCTAAATCAACTTTTTCTTTCATTAAGGCTACTCTTTCTTGGTCATAGATTATAGATGGGGTAGTTAATGATAATTCAAAGTTTGTCATACTTTCATCACGATATCCTTGAGCATATAAATGAACTAAAGCAATTTTAGTTAATTCAGATACTACAATACGTTGAATACGTTCAATTGTACGAGCAAATCGAATATCTTCAGCTGCTAATGTCGCTTTACCTGTTAAATCTTTTTCATAACCCATAAACGCTTTAGGTACTTTAAGGGCTGCAAATAATTTATCTCTTAAATAAGTAACATCCTCAATACCTTGCCATTGTAAGCCTGCTAAATTATCAATTTTAGTTGCTTGATCATTACCCCTAACAGGAATATAGAAGTCTTCAAGTAAATTTTGCATGTTGTACTTCAAGTTATAATCACCAGTTTGTTGATCAATATATGGAGTACGTTTCATTTTGGAAATTGTTTTCTGCATAAAGTTTTCTACTTCAGCAGGTGCAATATTTCCAACATTAATATAGAAAATACGTTTTTCAGGTGCGCGAACGATACGGTGAATTAACATCGCATCTTCCATCATAACGTATTGTTTAAATAATTTACGAGCAGGCTCTAAATATGATCTACCATAAGGTAAAAAGTTAGTATCCGTTAATAAACGAAAATGAGCCATTTCATAATTGTCAAAGAAAATAGCATTTGCTTGATTACCTGAATTTGGAACGTTGTAGTAACCATAATCTGAAGGAGAAGCAATTCCGTCAGGGTCAAATCTAAAACGTACTGAATTTGGATGGTCTTTATCATATCCATCTTGTCTTTCAATATGAAATGCATTGTAAGGAATTACATTATATACACCAAATTTTTCAGCAATTTCTAGTTTTAAGAAGAAATCACCATATTTCAACATATTACGAATCCAAGGCCATAAATTAAATTCTATATTTAATACATCATAAAATAAATTATATAATATTTTTTGCACATCTTCATCTGATGAGCGAATTTGTAGTACTTCACCCATATCGTTACGTAAAGTACTTTCATCAGATAAAATATCTAAAGCAGAAGCAATAATAGCATCTGTATCCATTGCATCGTATTCAGAATAAAGTGTAGGGCGTAAGGTTTGGTAATTAAAACTACTTTGATATCCATAGATTGAAGTATTAGCATTTGTATAAATTCGATTAAATCTATCTACAAGAGCATTTGTTTCATACTCACCTGAGATTTGGATTTTATTTATATCAAATACTTTTAGTTGATTATCTCCTTCATTTCTAATGATAACATCAGTTGAAAATAATCGTCTTAATCGGGTAAATAATCCTGTATCTGCCATGTTTTATCTTATTAACCAAGAAATATCTTCTTGTTCGTTATGTGGGTTATTTATTTTAAATGGGTTATTATTATACTTATCAGCATAATTTTGTCCTGTGGAATAACCTCCAGCGTATGAAGTACGAGAATTACCTATACTATTTAACATACTTTTAGTCATTTCCATATTATTAACTCTTAATTTGAAAGCGGTTTCACGTAAATAACAACCAATAGCAAACGCCATAGTTAAATCATCATTGTATCCAGCTTGTGCTTCTGCTCTACCATTTTTCCATATAAATACTTTCATTTCTTCTAATAAACGAGCAGAATAAAAAACAACTCCTTTTTCCATAACTGCTTCTTGAAATTTACCAATAGCTATTGGACGAGTTGTATTTGACATTGTAAAACCAGGTGTCATTTTGCTATGATCCATATATGGATCAAAGAAATTATCCACATTATTTGTTCCACCTTTTGGTGAGTGATATAAATTTTGATAACCTCTATCTATAATCGTTTGTACTGTTGACCAACCTACACTAGAATTTTCAGGTGCTAATAAAGCATTATTATATTCAGTAGCTATACTCACTAATAAATACCCGTAATCTTTTGTATTAATTTGTCCCTTATATTCACCTACCTGAGTGAATGTTTCAACATCAAAGATATGAAACGCCGAATAATCCTTACCATCGCCACGAGCTACATCAGCTACAATCAGATAGTTCCTAGAATAATCCGCTGGTTCCCAAATCCATAGATTTTGGTCAACTCCACGTTTTTCTAGAGGTTCTTTCACGTGAAATTGTTCGTAAAAAGTAATATCTTCTGGTAAGAATACTGTATCTCCAGATGTGGTAAAATCACAATCACATTCTTGGGCAGCCATTCTAATACCTAAATCTTTATCTTGTTGATCTCTCCAAGATTGATCTCGTTCAGGGTGTACTTCCCAAGGTAGTCTAATAGGTAAAAAACTATTATCACCCATTTCAGCAGCAACCCATGTTTGATGAAACCAGTTACCTGTACCATAAGGTGTAGATAAAGCTATACATCCACCACCAGTGGCTAAGGTTTGTTGAGCTGAAGCCCATATCTCACCAATATTATTAATAAAAGCAGCTTCATCTATAATTAGTAAAGAAACGGCTTCTGATCGACCTGCATCGCTTGATGCTGAAGTAGCTTTAATTTGAGATCCGTTTGGTAGTCGGAGAGTTAATTTATTTGCTTCGTCTGGTTTACCTGGAAATTTTAACCATGAGGGTAAACTTTCATACATAAATTTTACCTTTGTAACCATATTTTTAGCAGTTTCTTGCTTAGTAGCGATACAAAGGATATTTTTATCTTTATGGAATAACATTAACCATAAAGAATAACCCGCTGACAAAGTTGATATACCTAACTGACGGGATTTGAGTACTATTGAATATGGGTTTTCTTGAAATAAAGTAAGTACTTTTTCTTGAAATGGATATAAATTAAATTGAATACGCCCACGTTGTGGATGCTGGATATAGCAATATTTTTTCATAAAATATGCTGGTGATTGGGCACATTTTATGTATTCTTCTCGTATTGCTTGTTTTAATTCGCTAGCCATGGTTATTTAGATACTAATAATATAATAATAGAAGCTAAAGTCCCCAAGCTACTTCCCATCCAAATAACAGTTGTTTTTAAACGTTGGTTTTCTGATTTTAATCTTTCAACATCTTTTTCTAATCCTTTATTAATTAAAGATTGTGTTTCTTTAATTTCAGCATATTTTTGGACTTGAGTGATGTAATTAGTATCCTTTTTTATATAAACTTTAATTATACTATCTTGTTCAACTATTTTTTCATTAAGTTGAGATACTAATTTTTGTGTTTTTTCTAATTCAGCTTTAGCTGAGTCTCCTTTAACTAGATCTGCTGCTATTTTTTGAGCAGTTTTAT